AAGAAAGGCAAAATATATCCTTCAAGATAGTTTATTTGATATTGATTCAACTTCAAGAGTTTTCTTTTTGCAAGAAATAGAAGATGAAAGATATGAAATCATTTTTGGAGATGGAATATTTGGTAAGAAACTAGAAGAAGGTTATCAGATAGACGTTTCTTACATAGTTTCGAGTGGTGATAGTGCGAATGGTATTTCACAATTCTCATTCTCAGGAAGAATTACATATGAAAGAAATGGAGTTACTTATCCAGTAACATCTGGAATTTCTCTACTAACAACAGGTTTAGGTTCATCTGGAGGAGAGCCTATTGAGTCTGTAAGTTCTATCAAAAAATATGCTCCAAGAATATATGCTAGTCAGAATAGAGCTTTAACTTCCAGTGATTATGAAACTTTAATCCCAACAAAAATATATCCAGAAACTGAATCAATTTCAGTGTTTGGTGGAGAAGATTTGGTTCCTCCACAATATGGAAAAGTCTTTATAAGCATAAAACCACGAAATGGAGACTTCCTACCAAATCTAATTAAGGATAATATTAAACTTAAACTGAAAAAGTACGCAGTTGCAGGAATTGTTCCTGAAATTTTAGATCTAAAATATCTCTATATCGAGACGGCTTCTAAAGTTTATTACAATACAAATCTTGCCCCAAGTTCATCATATGTTTCCAGTTTGATACAATCAAACGTCAATAATTACTCGGAATCAAGTGAGTTAAATAAGTATGGTGCAAGATTTAAGTATAGTAAATTTTTGAAAATTATTGATGATAGTCATGAATCAGTGACTTCTAATATTACAACCATTAGTATTAGAAGAGATTTGAGAATTGCATTAAATTCCTTTGCAGAATATCAAATTGGATTTGGTAATGAATTTCATATCAAGAGTATGAATGGTTACAATATTAAATCAAGTGGATTTAGAGTTTCTGGAATTACTCAGGAAGTTTATCTTTCAGATATTCCAGATAGTGATGCGATTACTGGTTCTATTTTCTTATTCACTGTTCCATCCGTGACTTCAACATCTTCAACTATCGTAAGTAGAAATGTTGGAACAATTAATTATAAAACAGGAATAATTACATTGAACCCCATTAACATTACCTCAGGTAAAGTTAAAAATGGCCAATCAGTTATTGAAATATCTGCAACACCACAATCAAATGATGTTATTGGATTGCAGGATCTTTATTTGCAACTAGATACTAGTAATAGTTCTTTTGAAATGATATCTGATGAAATTGCATCAGGTCTTGATCCTTCAGCATCTAACTACATTGTATCATCAAGCTACAGCAACGGGAACCTAGTAAGATCATAATCAAATGACAGAGAAAAGAATTCAATTTAGCAACATTGTACGCAACCAACTCCCTGCGTATGTAACAGAGCAATACCCATTGGTTGCTGAGTTTATATCCCAATATTATCTTTCTCAAGAATTTCAAGGTGCTCCCACAGATTTAATACAAAATATTGATAAGTATACAAAGTTAGATAATATTACAAATCTAAAGAATACTGCTGTACTTAATTCAGATATATCATCTTTAGATACTACAATTACAGTATCTTTATCCCAAACAACTGATTCTGGTGTTGATTTATCAGGAACTGTTGGATTTCCCGATTCTTATGGCCTGTTACTAATTGATGATGAAATAATCACATATACAGGCAAAACTGAAACATCTTTTACTGGATGTATTCGTGGTTTTAGTGGCGTATCTTCTCTAAAGAAGAAAAACTCACCAGATGAACTTGTCTTTTCAAGTACAAGTGCAGCGGCTCATATATCTGGCGCTACAATTACCAATTTAAGTAATTTATTCTTAAATGAATTTTTATTAAAAACAAAGTATCAATTAACTCCTGGACTGGATAGCAGATCTTTTGATGAAGGTCTTAATCAGAATTTATTCATAAAGCAAGTAAAAGATTTTTACCTGAGCAAAGGTACACCAGAATCTTTTAAAATTTTGTTTAAGGCACTTTACAATGAGGAAGTTGATGTAATAAAACCGAAAGAATATATTTTCAAACCATCAGATGCCCAATATAGAGTAACTAATAGTTTTGTAGTAGAGGCTATTTCTGGAGATCCTGAAGAATTAGTTAATGCGACTTTGTTCCAAGACGAGTATGGAACTATAAACAAAGCCTATGCTCCGGTTGCTCAGGTTGAAAAAATTACTTCCAAAGACGGAAAAACATATTATAAAATTGGAATAGATGCAGGTTACTCTAGAGACATTAGAGTGGATGGATCTGTTTATGGAGATTTCTCAATACATCCAAAATCCAAATTAATTAAAAATGTCTCTGCTAATTCAACATATCTCGATGTTGACTCTACAGTCGGATTTCCTGAAAGTGGAGAATTGTATGTAACTTATAATGATAATACCACCGGCACTGTAACTTATACTTCAAAATCGTATAACCAATTTTTTGGTTGCTCAAATATTAGCAAAACTATACTTGATGGAAGTTCAATTGCAATTAATACATTTGCATATGGATACTCTCCAACTAACGAATTAATAAAAATTAGAGTTAATTCTGTAATAGAAGATATTGAAATAGTAGACGATACTTTTTACTTGAACGCTGAGGAAAACATTCAAGTAAAAACTTTAGGAGTTAATCCAAAAGACAACATTTCGAATAATTGGTTCTTTAATGTACCAGCTTCTTTTTCTGTAAAGAACTTTTCTTTAGTTGATAACTCTGAGTTAAAGACTTATCTATTGGAGACTAATGAAGATAATTATTTAAAAATAGGGGATTTTATAACTCTTATTAATGTAGATGGATTGGAAAAAAATGGACAAGTTGCATCTATTCAGTCACTAAGATCATTTAATTTTACTTCATCAGAAATAATTGTTTCGCCATCAAAGGTAAAAAGATCACTATCAAAATCTAATACTCAATATTTTCCAGATTCCTCTAATATTAATACAAATGTTCAAAATGTTTATAAGATAAAAGATAGAACATTAGTTGCATCTTCATCAATACCAACGTATTTAAATCAAAAATTAGATGTTTTTAATCGTGCTGTAACCATATCTGGAACATTTGCAGAAGGAACCAGTACTTTTACCATAACATCACAGTCTGATCATGGTTTTTACACAGGTGATGCAATTTATTATACTCCACAGAAAATAACCGTATCTACATTTAATGACGATATTACAATAGAGTCCACTGAAATTTTAAGTTCTTTGTTTGATGAAGGAATTTATTTTATAAAAAGAGTTGATAAAAACAACGTAAAGTTCGCAAGAAGCCTTTCTGATATTAACACAGGAAATTTTATAACGTTAAGTTTAGAAAAAACTGTATCTGATAATACTATTATACCATATAGATTTAATGGAAAAACCCTATCACATCAAAAGTTATTAAGAGAAATAAGTTCTCCAACAAATGACGGCAAGGTTTATGAAACTAAACCAGGTAATACAGGTATTTTGATTAATGGAGTTGAAATTTTAAACTATAAATCAAAAGATGTTGTATATTATGGAAACATTGAGGATGTAGAAGTTACATCTCCTGGTTTTGGATATGATGTTATTAATCCACCAGCAATTTCAATATCAGATGAAGTTGGAACTGGAGCAACAGGTTATGTTTCAGTAAGAGGATTTTTAGATTCTATCAGAATTGTTGATCCTGGATTTGATTACGTTTCTACTCCGACTGTTACTATAACGGGAGGAAATGGATCTGGGGCTAGCGCAAGTGTTAATTTAAAGTCTGTAATACACTCAGCAACTTTTAATTCACAGCAAGCATCGAATCAAATTTCTTTAGGATCTACTCAATCTATAATTGGATTTTCCACATTCCACAAATTTAGAGATTCTGAAAGAGTAATCTATAAGACAGATGGACAAAATGCGATAGGCGGAATATCAACGGAAGCTTCATACTACATTTCCATACAATCACCAACATCAGTTAAGTTACATAAAACTTTTGAGGATTCTGCTGCCGGAATTAACACGGTAGTGTTGACTTCATATGGAACTGGAAATCATAGATTGCAATCATATAATTTAAAATCTGTTATTGATTCTATAAATGTTGTTAACTCTGGATCTGGATATGAAAATAAAAAGAGAACCGTTTCATCATCTGGCATAAACACAACAGCAAATACAATAACAATACCAGATCATCAATATAATTCTGGCGAACTAGTCAAATACACAAGTACTGGATCTCCTATTGGTGGATTAACAAGTGGATCACAATATTATATTACAAAATTAAATTCAAATATTTTCAGATTATCTGAAGTAAACTCAAATGGAAATGATAAAGATCTTTATTATAAAAACAATCAATATGTCAATTTAACCAGTTTTGGTTCTGGTACGCATAGTTTTAATTATCCAGATATAAGTGTTGTTGTTGAAGGAAAAATAGGAGTTTCTTCGGTTAGTGGAGAAACTTTCCAAGCCGTAGTGCAACCATTCTTCAGTGGAGAAATAACTTCGCTTCATTTGTCCAATGGTGGACAAAACTATGGATCTAACAGCATTCTTAATTATAATAGACAACCATTAGTAACTTTAATTAATGGAAGAAACGCACAATTAAATCCCGTAATTTCTAACGGAAGAATAGTTGAAGTCCTAGTTAATAATGCAGGTTCTGGTTATGTTAGCACTCCTCGTTTGTTAATTTTAGGTGGAGGATCTGGTGCAGTAATAACACCTGTTCTTGAAAATGGACAAATAACTGAGGTTAAAGTCATAAATGGTGGATCAGGATATCAAAATGGAGTAACTAGTATTCAAGTTATCCCTGCTGGACAAGGTGCTGAATTTAACACAAAAATCAAGACTTGGACTGTTAATCTTTTCCAAAAGTATCTCTCAAGTATTTCTGGTGATGATGGATTTGTATCAGATTCTCCATTAGAAAAATATGGATTACAATACACTCACTTATATGCTCCTAGAAAATTAAGAGAGTCTGTATATTCTGTTAATTCTGACGGAAATACGTTATATGGAAAGTTAGACCTAATAAAGAGAAACAATACCGAAACTTCTTCTACAAGTCACTCACCAATAATTGGATGGGCATATGATGGAAATCCTATCTATGGCCCTTATGGATATGAAACAAAGAATGGAGGGAAGATAACCCAGATGAAATCTGGGTATAAATTACAACCATCTCCAATTAGGCCATCTACTCTAGAGTTTCCAGTTGGATTTTTTGTTGAGGACTATGTTTATGATGAAGTGAATGGAGAAGACATTTTAGATGAAAATAATGGAAGATTTTGCATAACACCAGATTATCCTAATGGTACTTATGCGTATTTTTCTACAATCAATGATTCTTCTGCAGATTCATTTGGTCCTTTTTCTGGATATAGAAGACCAGCTTTCCCATATTTGATTGGAAATAGTTATAAATCAAAACCAATAGATTTTAACTTTGAAAATACATCGAATCAAGATAATATAAACTTAAATGAAACGAATTGGGTTAGAAACACTACACCATATAATTTGCTTTCATACGAATATGCTACAATACCAAATTCTTTAGATCAAAAGTTTAAGATAAGATATAGTTCCCCAGGTTCTATAGAATCTGTTGGTATCAATAGTGGTGGTGTTGATTATAAAGTAAATGATAGGGTTATCTTTGATAATGGTGAAACTGGTGGATCTGGTGTAGACGTAAGAGTTTCTAGAATAAAAGGAAAACAAGTAAGTTCTGTAAGTGTTGCATCTAGTAATATTTTTAATGTAGAATTTTATCCATTTGATCAGAAAGGTACTTTCATAGCTTTCTCACCAAATCCACACAATTTTTCAAATCAACAAACTATTTCTGTCACAGGTATTAATACATCATCTTCTTCGTTAGAGGGTTCATACCGAGTTGGAATTAGTTCAATAGTTCTGGCTCCTGTTGGTTTGGGAACAAGTACAATAGCAATTCAAAGTTCATCTACTACAGGTATTGTAACTTACATTAGTGTTATAGGAAATATTTCCGAAATTAGAGAAAATGATATACTTGGAATTGGTACTGAAAGAGTAAAAGTATTAAATGTAGATTATATTTCTTCTCGACTGAGAATTCTTAGAGCAGTTGATGGAACAGTAGGATCTTCGCATACAATTTCAGAGCTTTTATATGAAGATCCCAGAAAACTTACATTTGAAGTAGGATTAACTACAAATTCCAATTATAGATTTAACAAAGAAATTTATTTTAATCCAGTAGACTCTATTGGTCTGGGAACTTTGTCTGGAGTTGGTATTGGAACAACTATAATATTCTCAAATCCAGGTTCTGGAATTTCTTCGGTCTTTATTCCAACCAGAACAATTTATCTACCATCCCATAACTTGAAGACTGGGGACGAACTTATTTACAATGTAAATGTTGGATCGGGAATATCAGTTTCTACGAATGGTTCTACCATCTTTAGGTTGAATGATCAGTCTCTGGTTTATGTAGCAAAGATTTCTGATGATCTAATCGGAATATCTACTGTTAAAGTTGGATTAGGTACAACAGGATCTTTTGTAGGTATTGCAAGTACACAGTCCAATCAGTCAACCTTATACTTCACTGGAATTGGCACTGGTGTGTACCATAGTTTCAAAACAAACTATCCAACAATCAAAGGTCAGCTCTTAAGAAACTTAGTAACAGTTTCAACAGCACAAACACACGGTCTTTTAAATGAAGATGTTGTTAATGTTTCTGTCAAATCTGGTATTATAACTTCAGTTGTTGTAAAATATAATGATAATAACAGAAAACTGGTCGTAAATCCAAAAGATTTTGTATCTGGGGGAGTAAGTACAACAACCAATTCAATCAACATCCCAAATCATAATTTTTATGCCGGCCAAAAAGTTTTACACACATCAGCATCACCTTCAGGTGGTTTAAATAATAATCAAGAGTATTATATTGTTATAGTTGATCAAAATAATATAAAATTATCTGATACATATCTAAATTCAATTTCCCCATCTCCAGTTATTGTTGATATTTCAAGTTCATCTTCTGGAACAATATCTCCAGTAAATCCTGAAATTGTAATAACTAAAAATTCAACTGTTCAGTTTGATCTTTCTGATATTTCCCTTTCTTACTCTTATCTTGGAACAAGATATCCAGCTTTTAATTTAAAATTCTACAAAGATTCTAACTTCGTAGAAGAATTTAATACTACAGGAAAAGATATCCTCTTTGATGTAAGAAAGTCTGGTATAGTTGGCACTAATGGATTAGTAACACTATATTCGAATGAACTGTTCCCTGAGAAGTTATTCTATAAATTAGTTCCTCTCGAAACTAACGGAATTCCTAAAGAAAAATATGAAGTAGACATTGATGATACTGTATTTGCAAATAATCAAATTACATTTTCTGATAGCCTTTATAATGGTGAATATCAAGTTTCTGTTGCATCATCAACTTCTTTCAATTATACGGTATCCAGACTACCAGAGTCTTCTTCATATGCTCCAACTAACTCTGCTATAGAATATGACACCACATCACTAAATGCACTTGGTTCAATTTTCGAACTAAACATTGCTAACAGCGGAGCAAATTATTATTCCTTACCAGGAATTTCCACAATTTCATCTGTTAATGGATCTAGTGCAATCTTAGAACCAAACAGCAGATCTATTGGAGTTGTTCAAAAAACTAGAAAGATTGACATCGGATTTGATTTTCCATCAGATTTTAGTTTGAGACCAAGTGCATCTTTGCCTCAACTTGCAAAGATGGAACCTCTATCTACAATAGATTATATTGGTATTACCTCTTCAGGAAGAGGATATTCTAAAGCTCCAAAATTAATTTTACTTGACGGCAAAACTAATCAACTGGTTAAAGATGTTGATTTGAAATATACTCTTGGAGACTCTAAAGTAACTATACTGAATAATACGTTCTCTCTGAATAATGTAAAACCAACAATAATTCCAACACAAAATACAAATGGAATTGGAATTGGATCGATATCTTACAACTCAACAAATAAAAAAGTTACGGTAGTTCTTTCTGTTGGATTTAGTACTGAAAACACGTTCCCATTTGCAGTAAATGATAAAGTTTTAATAGAAAATATTAGTGTTGGTGTAGGATCTACAGGAAAAGGATATAATTCAGAAAAATATAACTACACTCTTTTCACTTTAACTGATGTTGATCAGAATCTTGGTGGAATTGGAACTGTGGCTTACAGTTTGGATGGATTACTTTCTTCAAATGAAATTCCAGGAATTTTTGATCCTTTCAATTCTTCTGGAAGGATCATACCACAAAAAGATTTTCCACTTTTCAACCCAGTATTGAAGAAAGGAGAATTTTTAAAAGGAGAAACAATTGTATCAGATTCTGCAGTTGGTTTTGTTGAGAAATGGGATCCAAAATCAAGTATTCTATCGATAGGATCAAAATCAGATTTTGTAACAGGTGAAGTTGTTAAAGGAGCCTCATCCAATGCAAGTGGTTTAATTTCTAATATTACAATATTTGATGCTTTCTTTAAATTAAATGCACTATCAAAAGTAGAGAATGGTTGGAATTCTAATGTAGGATTTTTGAATGATAACTTACAAAGAATTCAAGATAGTTTTTATTATCAAAACTTCTCATACTCTCTAAAATCTGCAGTTCCTTATGATGATTGGGAAGATGTTGTAGGATCACTAAACCATACCGCCGGATTTAAAAAGTTTAGTGACCTTGAGATGAAATCTTCTCTCAAGTATAATTCTAACAGAGAAGAATTGAATTCTTTGGACGATTCTTTGGTTGTCAGAAGTCCAATAGATTCATCTTTCACTGTTTTGGTAGATTTTGTCAGTGTTGTTGATTTAAATTGTGTTAAAGATTTTGACTTAGTTAGAGAAAATGCTCTAGTGAGTGACAGATTATTCTCCGATGAAATTACATTCTCAAGTAGAGTGTTAACGGATTATTTTGAATCTGTTGGAAATCGTGTTTTACTCATAGATGATGTAAGTTATCTATTCAACAGTAATCCTAGAGATGAAAGATACTCTAATATTTCAAGAATCAATTCAAATAATTTTAAAACTAAAAAGTGCTTTATCTATACAAGAGATTCTAGGTATTATAATGAGAGGCAAATAACAGCACTGAGTTTGGCTCAGAATGATGGTTTAGGATATTTAAATCAGTATGCTAGAGTCGAAACCCAATATGATATGGGTTCATATGATTTTGCGATAGAGGGTTCTGATGCTGTTCTACGTTTTTATCCAACCAAATTTGAAAGAAACAATTTTAATACAACTGTACTATCGTATGATGTAAACGATGGCATTTCTGGAATTGGTAGTACAAATCTTAATATTGTAAATATTGTCACAAATAATGCAACAGTATCCTCTGGAACAACTACGACAATAGTATCGTTTGATAAGGCTTCTTATAGATCATCAAAACTTCTTATACAATTTTATAATCAAACTCAGACTGATTATCAGTTTGATGAAATTACTTTATTACATGATGATACTGATGTAAGTATACTAGAATATGGAAGATTAAACACAAATCTTAGAGAAGAGAGTTTATCTGGTTTTGGAACTTATAATGCTTACATTTCTGGATCCAATGTAATCTTAGATTTCATACCAAATGCAGGTATTGCTGGAACTGTAAACTTAATCAACACATTAATAACAGATTCGACAGGATCTACTACCAATTCCGAAATAACTCTAAATCATGCTGTTTTAGAAGGAAATAGAGTTGCAATTTCTTCAACAGTTTCACCAATATCAACTGTTGTTGTTGATTATGACGACATTTATGATACAGCATATTGTATCGTACAAGTAACAGATACTACAAATAACAGACATCAAATATCTGAAATTGTAATTATTGATGATGATAGTGAAGTATATTTCACTGAATTTGGAAATATTGAAACTTCTGTTGGGTTAGGAACATTTGGAGCAACCAGAAGTGGTGGAGTAACACAACTCACATTTACACCACTTCCAAATATTAATGTTGATGTAAGATCTTTTGTAAATTCCATCTCCATAGCCTCAACAACAACAGACACATTAAGTTTGAATAATGCAACAATTGTGTCTGAAAGTGGTACTTATTTTGGAACAGGATTTGACGTTAAGCGTTCTTTCCCACTACAACATAATCAAAGAGATATTTTCTCAAGATATTTTGATGGATCTAGTTCCACTGTTGTTGATGTTACCAATGACACGGTGACTGTTCCTGGACACTTCTTTGTTAGTGGAGAAGAAGTAGAATATTCTAACGGATCTTCTTCTTCAGCAAACTCTATTAGTATTGGATCTACCTTTATTGTTGGCATAGGAACGACCGATAAATTACCATCATCAGTGTTTATTATCAAGGAAAGTGATAATAAAATTAAATTTGCTGCTAGTGCAGAAAATGCATTAAAAGTTGTTCCCGACTATTTGAACATTACAAGCGTAGGTGCAGGAAGTTCTCACACAATTGTAGCTAAAAATAAAAATCCAAAAGTTATTGTTACAATTGATAATGTTATACAATCACCTGTAGTTTCTACAGCAATAACTTCAACATTAGCTTCAAAATCTCTTGTAATTGATGATGTACTGTATTTCAGCGGCATAACTTCATTCTTCAGTGGAGATCTAATCAAAATTGAAGATGAGATAATGTTGGTTGACTCTGTTGGATTTGGTAGCACAAATGCAGTAAAAGTAACTAGACCTTGGATGGGAACTGATATTGGTCCAGTTGTCGGGTATTCTACAAATTCTGTTGTTACGAAAGTTACTGGATCGTACAATATTGTTGGTAATACTATCAATTTTGCAAGTGCTCCATATGGAAACGTTCCTAAAGAAACAACTGATCCTGATGAGAGAGATTGGGTTGGAATAAAGAGTTCCTCTTCTTTCCACGGAAGAGTATTCTTGAAAAATGGAGTTGAACTTACTACTGAGGAGACTTATTATAAGAATCGCGTATTCTTTGATGTGTCAAGTGAATTTGATGGAAATACAGATAAATTTAGTTTAAAATATGAAAATCAAAGTAATGTTACTGGCGTATCAACAGATAATGTTATAGTTTTAGTAAATGATATTTTCCAAACTCCAGGATTATCAAATAATTATACTTTAACAGAGTCTTCTGGAATAACAACAGCAACTTTCATAGGATCTGGAGTTTCTATAACTAGCGATCCAAACACATCAACATTACCTATGGGTGGTGTTATTGTCTCTGTTGGATCGGAAGAGGGATTTGGTTATCAACCACTGGTTTCTGCTGGTGGAACTGCTATAGTTTCTGGACTTGGGACAATATCTTCTGTAAGTATTGGAAACAGTGGATCTGGATACAGAGTTGGAGTTCAAACTGTAAGAGTTGGTGTTGCAACTTCAACAACAGGAACTCCGAATGTAGTTTATGTTGGAGTGGCTTCCGTAAGCAATGGAAACGTAGTTAGCATCGCCATTACCAATCCCGGTGTTGGATATACAAACACAAATCCACCATATGTAATAATCGATTCTCCACTATCATATTCAAATATTCCATTAGTTTATAGTTCTCCTTCTTCTGGAATTGGAACTGGAGCAGTTGTTGATATTGTTGTTGGACAAGGTTCTAGTGTAATAGATTTTGAACTCAAAAATACTGGTTATGGATATGGTCAGGGAGATGTATTGACGATACCTATTGGAGGTTCTGCAGGAATATTAACAACATCTAGCCCAAGTTTCAGTGAATTTAAAATAACAGTAGATAGAACTTTTACTGATAAGTTTTCTGGATGGTATATTGGTCAACTACAAACACTTGATACTATTGAAGATCAATTCAATGGTCAAAAAACAAGTTTCCAACTCAAGGTTGGTGGAGTAATAACTTCCATTCTATCTAAGAGGGGAACTTCAATTGACGTTGAGCAATGTTTATTAGTTTTCCTAAATGATGTTCTTCAAGTTCCAGGTGATTCTTACATATTTGCTGGAGGAAGCACAATCACGTTTACTGAAGCTCCAAGAGAAGGAGACAGTTGTACAATTGTATTCTATAAAGGAAACGGAGACACTGATGTCATCTTCAGAAACGTAATAGAAACAGTTAAAGAAGGTGATGAATTAACTATTGATTATGATCCATCAATTGGACAGTCTCCAACTTTACAAGAAGAAGAAAGAACAGTAACGTCAGTTCTTGCAACTGATGTTGTTGAAACAGTTCCTTATTTTGGCCCAGGAAATACTGCCGATGAGGAGTTGGTAAGACCAGTAACTTGGTGCAGACAAACTGAAGATAAGATTATTAATGGAAAGGAAGTAGGAAAGAGTAGAGAACTTTATGAGGCGGTAATTTACCCATCAGCATATGTAATTCAGACTGTTTCTACAGGTACTACGACAATTTATGTTGACAATATTCGCCCATTCTTCAATCCTTCAAATGAAAATAACATATCATTGACCTTCCAAGATAGAATTATTATTTCATCTCAAGATACAAAAGTATCTGCTTCAGCAACAGCAATAGTTTCTGGGCTTGGAACAATATCGTCAATTTCTATCAATAGTGGCGGATCTGGATACTTAACTACACCATCAGTTTCTATCCAATCTCCAATTGGACTAGGAACTACTGCATCCGCAACAGCCTCTGCTACGTTGATTAGTGATTCCGTCTCTACTATTACTGTTACAAATCCCGGAACAGGATACACAAACACAAATCCACCTGCAGTTCTTGTAGAATCTCCTTCACCTCAAAGAGAATCAAACAGAGTTTCTTCATATTCTGGCGATTCTGGTGTTATAGTTGGATTTGGTACAACTTCGGTTAATCCAGACGTTTTCCAATTTGTCTTTGATCTTTACATTCCTGAAAATTCATATTTAAGACAGTCATCTATTGCAGGATCATCAACAACAATAAGTTCATTGAACACTGGTGATTATTTTGTTGTTTATGGTTCAAATGTTGGATTCTCTACTCAATTCTTATCACCAAGATCCGCAAGAATTGATGGTTCTACAATAGGACTCTCAACACAGTTTATTGATAATGTTTATCAAGTTGAAACTGCGGAAAATGTACGAGTAAATGTGGCAGGAATAGGAACAACATATGCTCGAAGAATATTTACAAGAATTTCTGGAATTAGTACAGTTGACTTTAGTTACAGTACAATAACATTTGATTCTACTGTTTATTCTTTTGATTCTATTGGCGTTTCTACAGCAGGAATTTCAACTTTCTCATCTGGGACGATTGGAACTTCATTCTACTTTGGCCAATTTAGTTGGGGTAAAGTAGTAATACCTCAGAGATCTGGAACTTCTACATACAATTTCTATGGAAACAATGGTGTTGGTGGAATATCCACATCAGCTATAGTAAGAAGAAGCGAAAATCTTCGTTATGAAAATTACATTATCACTTAAACCATAAATACTTCTAAACTTTTGCGTAATAATGGCAAAATTAGGGATAAGCACAGGAACTATTCCAGATGATGGTACAGGTGATAGTTTATTAGATGGTGCTATTAAAATCAATAGTAATTTTAGTGAACTATATACTCTTCTTGGTGACGGAACTACTTTAACTAGTGGTATTGTAACTTCTATCGTTGCTGGAAGTAATATTACTGTTTCGGGATCAACGGGGCAAGTTACAGTAAATGCAGCCTCTCCTAAAAATTGGGAAACCACTGCGGCAGGAATTCATACATTAAGTAATGTTGGTATTGGAACCACAAATCCAACAAGTAAACTCACAGTTACTGGAAGTGGATTATTTACGGGTGTTGTTACCGCGACAAGTTTCAGTGGATCTGGATCAAATCTAACTGGAATCGTTACTGGAATAACTGCTGGAGCTAATATTACTGTATTAGAGAGTCCAAGTGGAAACTTTATTATTACATCCACATCATCGGGGAGTGCTGGCGCAGGTGGAACTTGGGCAACGACAAGTGTTGGAATTCATACTTTAAAAAATGTTGGCATAGGAACCACTAATCCACGATTTGCTTTAGAAGTTGGTGCTGTTGGTGCATCAGGAACTTCCTTATATGTAAATGGTGATGCTAGAATTACTGGTATTTTGACAGTTGGAACATCAAGTATTACACTTAATGGATCTACAAATCAATTACTTGTTGGTACAGGTGTTACAATATACGGCAATACAGGTATTGTTAGTGCTACTAAATTCTATGGTGATGGATCTTCCATAACTGGAGTAATTGCTGCAGGTGTTGGAATTACTATTAGAGATGGTGGTGGAGACTTAGGATCTGCCGAAGTTATTGATTTTGGCGACAATCTTACTGTTTCTTTTGCATCAGGCATTGCAACTGTTACAGGCTCTGCTGGTGGTGGAGGATCATCTCAATGGGTCACTACAGCAGCAGGTATTCACACACTTTCTAATGTTGGAGTAGGAACCACAAATCCAACAAGTGCTCTTACTGTAAAAGGAAATACTTCTCTCGAAACTTTAAGTGTTTCCGGAGTTTCTACTTTCAATAATCTTAATGTAACTGGTGTCTCCACATTTCAAAATGATATAAAAGTTGATTATAACAAAGGATTATATTTTGGTAATGGAAATGAATTCTTGGTTTATCGTTATGATGGACTTCCATCTGATAAAACCGTAGTTTCTAATTCTGTTGGAGCCATACAAGTAACATCTGTTCAAGGACTATCTATTGATAATGGAACTCGTAATTATGCCATTTTTGATGATAGTGGAACAGCACTTTATCATACTGCTAGTGATGTTCCAGCAGTTACACTGAGGTATAATACAACTACTAGTGGAACTGATTTTTATAAAGATATTACTGTTAGAAATATTTCGGGGTCTGCTGAGTATTTTACAGTAAAAACTGAAGGTGGGTCTAGCACCACACAACAAACTAGAGTTGGTATTGCAACTACAAATCCAATCACACAACTTCAAGTTGGTAGATCTGGTACACAATCTGGTTTTGGTACATTTAGTGCATCTGTGGGAGTATCTACTACCATTGATACTTTTGCAACATCATTCTTAACAGCAGAATATACAGTTCATATTGGATATGGAACTTATATTCAAGCACAAAAAGTTCTTGTGATGAACAATGGATCTACAGCATATTCTCAAGAGTATGCAATTATGTATGAACCAAGTCAAATTGTTTCAGTAGGAGCTACTGTTTCTGGTGTCAATGTTCTCTTACAGGTAACACCACAAACAGGGGTAACTGGATTAACTACTTATAGATTTGTAAGAAATTCTTTAATATAATTTTATGGAAGATTTAATTATCGAGAGACAAATTGCTGTTGGGGTGGGGTCTGATGTTCCTCAAGAATATACAGTGGCCGCAAATAATGAAGAGCAGTGGATAGAACTTCATACTTTGTTAACAAAAGTGACAAGGAGACAATACATACCAAATAGAGTTGTAGAATGTGTCTCAGATTACCCTTTCTCCAAAGTAAGAGGTTGCTATAAACTAACCGAAAATGAAGTTGAAGAACTAAAAAATCATCCATATATTAATTGGATTCAAAAAGATGGACTTTTTAATC